CTGCTGCAAATTATCAGTTGACTGGCGATATTATCACATTGCCTTATACTACTAAAGAACTGATTAAACAACAGTATGCTTCTAGACTAGAAAACGTAAACCCATTTGCAATCTATACATTCTTAGGTAATGTTCAGATTTCTCCACCATCAGATGATTGGTTCGATACTGTTAGAGCACCAGACTTCGTTCAACAAGTCGAAGGTAACTATAATGCTCTAAAGAATATGGTCGATCTTAATAATGGATGGCCAGTCTATGGTGCTTGGACTACAGAATGGAATGGAATTCCAGAACATAAAATAAGTTATTCTACATTTGGTGTAAGTGGTGCAGCCACAAACCAGTATGGTGCTGGTGGCGGTGGTGGTGCACGTAGAGACATCGTTGTTCAACAAACTACCGACACATGGTCACAGACTGGTGTCAAGTCTAGAACAGGAACTAAAACTGCTGTTGTCGCTAAAACTGATTACGAGACAGTTGGTGATAGAGTAGTATCAACTGCTATCGTTCCATATGTTCGCTCACGTTATGTTTTGGTTCAATCTAAAGGATTGAAGCCATCTACTAGATTCTATGCATATTTCAATGAGATTGATATTAATGCATATTGCACACCAACAACTAAACTTATTTACACTCCAACAGGGTCAACTGAGACACTAAGAGCAGCATCTCATAAACTATGGGATATTACTACAAACGTCGGTGGATCTAGTACAGATACTAAGAGAAGAATTGGTACAGACGTTCAAGTTTGTTTGACACGTGGTGATGTTATTACAAAATCAGACAACTCTGCATCTGCTGTAGTTGTCGGTAAGTATACTATCGATAATGGTGATGGTACTACTTCTTACGTACTAGATTTAGTTAACGTAATTGGAACATTTAGTAGCGGAAATACTTTCAACGGCTCAATTAGTGGACAGTCTGGAACTGTAATTTCTATTACTACTAATACCACTCTCACTACAAACCAAGCTGGTGAAGTTAACTTCTTGTTTAACATACCAAATACAGAAGCACTTCGTTTCCGCACAGGTAAATCACAGCTGAAGTTGATTGATTCTTCTACATCTGCTGGTAATTATACTTCTCGTGGTTTGGGTCAATATGAAGCGACTGGTACTCTACAAACTATTCAGTCTGTTGTAAATGCTGTTCGCAACGCTGAAATTGTTAAGGAACAGATTAATCCAACTCCAGGTGATCCAAATACATATCAGACTGTTTCAAGAGGTGGTGTTTCTACTACAAATAGAATTATTTCTGATACTGGTTGGTATGATCCACTTGCTCAATCATTCTTGATTCAGCAAAAAGGTGGTGCATTCTTAACATCTCTTGACTTGTTCTTCGCTACAAAAGATGCGTCAATCCCAGTAACTGTTCATATTCGTGAAATGGTTAATGGTTCTCCAGGAAAGTATATCCTTCCATTTAGTACTGTTACACTAAAACCAGACTCAGTTAATGCTCCTGTGGCTGGAACTACTCCAGAAGCATCTGGATACACTTCTGTCGCTCTTCCAGATGGTAACTCTTATGCTGACTATAACACAGCTACTAGATTTACATTCGAGTCACCTGTTTATGTACAGGATGGTGCAGAATACGCATTCGTTATCCAGTCAGATTCAAACAACTACAAAGTTTGGATCTCTAATATGGGTGATGTAATTCCAGGAACTAGCAGAACTATTTCTGAACAACCATACGCTGGTGTGATGTTCAAGTCTCAGAATGCTTCTACTTGGACTCCAGACCAGAATCAGGATATTAAGTTTACATTAAATCGTGCGGTGTTTGCTACAAATACAGTTGGTGCGATTGTAATGGTAAACAACGTAAATCCATACGATCAACTATATTCTGATCCGATCCAAACTGTCGCTGGCTCTACAACTGTTCGTATTTGGCATCCAAACCATGGTATGTCTTCTGGATCTAGCGTTCAGTTGACTGGTTTGACTGCAGCAATCAACGGAATTCCATTCTCTGAGATTAATGGAACTAAGATTATTTCTAATGTGGATCCACACTGCTACACAATAACAACTACTACAGCAGCAACTTCTACTGGCTACGCTGGTGGAAACTTATTGAAAGCATCAAAGAACATTGCATATGACTTGATTAATCCTACTCTTCAGATGCAAACATTCTCTGAGACTAAGGGTAACTATTACATCAAAACAACTTCTGGAACTGCTCCAGATGGTGGTCAAACACCATATGTTATCGATACAGCTTATTCTCCAGTATTGATCGGTGAAGATAATATCTGGGATCAACCAAGAATCGTTGCTTCTGAAGTTAACGAAAACACTTATATGAGTGGTGCTAAGTCATTGATGTTGTTGGCTCAGATTTCTACAACTAATGACTCGGTTTCTCCAGTTATCGACACTGCTCGTTCTAGCGCAATTCTAGTTTCTAACAAACTGAACTATGCTACAGAATCTAATACTAACGTGGCTGCATTGGATACTAAACTAATGTTCGCAGGTTCTGCTGGAACTATCACTGGTGTTCCAAATACTGGTGTATCAGTTAGCGTTGCTGGTGGAACATATAGCTATGCCATCACTGGAACTGCTCTAACTTTAACAGGTTCTCAGTCTCTATCTGTAGGAACACAGTATTACTACGGAAATAGATTATACTTGTGTACTGTAGCAGGAACTGCAAGTACTAGCGCACCTACCCACACTTATGGTACAGCCATTAACGGAACTGCTACTCTACAGTTTGTAGGAAGCGCATCTTCTATAACTTCTACTAACTCTACTGTTAGAGGATTGATGGCTGGTCTGGGAATCGGAAGATACATTATCACTGGCGGTTCTGCAAACTCATCGAATAATGGAACATGGTTAGTTACTGGATATGGTGACGATGGCACTACAGGAACTGTTTATGTAGATTCTACTGTTGGTAACGTATTCACATCTGAAACTGTGACTTCTTCTTCGATTTATGTTGCAGTTAAAGAAGGATTCTATGACGAGATCGCCCCAGTCGGTGGTAGTTCGATATCTAAATATGTAACTACTCCGATCAAGTTTGCTAACTCTTCTACTTACACTAGAATCAAGATTGGTGCTAACTGCCCTAACGAGGCTGATATTAAGGTCTACTATAAGACTTGTCTAGGAGATAGTTCTCAGTTGGACAACATAAGATACAACCTAGCTACACCTGATGGTAATGGTCTGGTTAAAGTAGATAATGGAAACTATGCATTCTCTGATGTAGATTACACTTTAAATAGCATGACCCCATTCGATACTATTGCTGTTAAGATTGTTATGCAGTCTACAAATACAGCAGCTACACCTATCGTTAAAGACTTCAGAGTTATTGCCTGCGCTTAATATGGAACAATTTTTAAAGGTTGAGGGGCATAATGGCTTAGTTAGAGACATGTCTACTGGAGCCATTATAAATACCAATAGAACCGAATATGAAGAGTATATGGCTAGAAAAAGACTAGCCGAGCAAAGGGAGTTAGAAATTTCTAAACATTCTGAAGACATAAATATACTGAAGAATGAGATGCAAGAAATAAAATCGATGATTTTACAACTTCTGCAGAAAAAAGATTGACTAAGGAAACTTAAATGCCAAATATTACAGCAGCGACTATTACGCTAAGATCTACTAAGGGTAGTCCTCTTACCAATACAGAAGTCGACAATAACTTTAACAACTTAAACACAGCTATTGCTACTGGTTTAACTGCAGCCAGTTACACTGCTGCAGACGTTCTGGCTAAACTTATTACCGTTGACGGATCTGGCTCTGGTTTAGACGCTGACTTACTAGATGGTTTAAATTCTGCCTCTACTAACACAGCATCGACTATCGTTGCTCGTGACGCATCTGGTAACTTCTCAGCTGGTACAATTACAGCGAACTTAACTGGTACGGCTTCTGTTGCTGCTAGTTTGAACTACACAGTTACTGTTGGTGGTGGTGGTACTGGTGCTACTACTGCAGCAGCTGCTAGAACTAACTTAGGTTTGGTTATTGGTACAGACGTTCAGGCTTATGATGCAGAACTAGCAGCATTGGCTTCTACAACTTCTGCAGCTAACGCACTACCTTACTTTACTGGTGCTGGTACTGCTTCCACTACAACTCTCTCTGCATATGGTCGTTCTCTTATTGATGATGCAGATGCTGCAACTGCTCGTACCACACTAGGTTTGACTATTGGTACAGACGTTCAAGCGTATAACGCTAACTTAGCTGCTGTTTCTGGTGTAACATTAACTGGTATTTACGTTCGTACTGGCGCTGGTACTGCAGCTGTTCGTTCTATTGCTCAAGGTGCTGGTATTACTATCTCTAACGGAGATGGTGTTCTAGGTAACCCAACTATTGCTGCTAACGTAACATCTGTTCAAGGTAACACTGGTGCGGTTATCGTTTCTGTTCCAGTTACTTCTGTTCAGGGTAACATTGGTGCGGTTATCGTTACTAATATTAGCGGTGCAGCAGGTTCTGCTGGATCTGCATCTAATGCTCACGCAGCGCACACTTCTCAGTTCTCTCACCATGCTCAGTATACACCATGGGGTAACGTACAGGGTCGTCCACATCACCTATCTCAGTTCGCTAACGACTTAGGTAACTACGGTGGATGGGTTCCACATAATACTAAACACGCAAACCCTAACCAAAACGGTGGTTGGGGACGTAACGCTGGTCACTCTGGTAACTGCGGACAGCACAGTATTGGTAACTGTCAACAGCGTATGCACTTGGATACAAACCACCACTTCGATCCACACCACCACACTATGAACTGTGCAAACTGCAACTGTAACTGCTAATAGAATAATAGGAATAGTATGAAATACTTAACAAAAAAATCTTCTTTTAGAAGATATCTACTCGTTCCAGAGTATGTATCAGATAATTGGGTTGTCGAAAAGTGGCAAGAGAAAAACCCTGGATTAAATATGCAAAATCTGGCAGTAACTCAACCTGCTGGAGTTGATCCAATTCCTCCAGTTTCTGGCGAAGTTAATACAGTCGAATGGCAAGAAGATGATATTCAAACTGAGGAGATCTCCTTCAATTGTGATTTCCAACTTCAAAATGATGTTCTAACATATAAGTTAACTAACACCACAGAAAATAGAGTTCTGGCTCATCTTAGCTTCCCTATTGATATTTTCAACGGTATGTATGCATGCAGCATCATTCGTATGAAAGATGAGGTCGTTGAAAAGCATCAAAAAGAAATCGGTTTGTATGAACAAAACGCCCAGCTTGTTACAGCTTCTGATATTATAAATTCAACAGCAACAACACTACCAACCAGAGCAAAATATCAATTACTCCCAAAGAAATTTAATTTGGTATTTTGGGTTAACAAAGACGACCCAACAGCTGATGATATTATCCCAGTTGTTATAAGACCAAGATTGAAAACAGAGAGTCGTTCTTCTGATGAAGATAATTTTGGCATTCAGTATGGTTCTACAAGCAGCACTTGGGGTAATCACTTAGTCACATTTAGTGGTAACTTAACAAAGCATGAAAAAGATACTGTAGACCAACTAGCTATTGAAATGTTACCTGCTATTGAGATCACTTCAAGCACAGTTTCTGGTGATGTTATTACAGTTAATTTCAGCACAGATACTAATATTTCAACAGTTTACCTAGGACAAGATGTCGGTTATCTTCCAAAGACTACTGCTTCTGTAACTAATGGAACAGGTTCATTCAAAGTAGTCACTACTGGTTTAGATGCTGGCGAAGAAGTTAAAGTTAAACTTGGGCACAAATATTGGTCGAACCAAGTAACTTTCACCAAAACTCTATAAAATTTTATATTTTTGAACACATCCTATCAGGGATAAATACTCTGATAGGATAATTTATTTTGAGGGATAATATGGCAATTTTTGAAATTTCAGCATGGAGTCCAGCAGAGAAGGTATCTAAGAAATTATTTTACAATAGTTCTCTTAGTACATTAACATGGGAAGATGGATCCAATGTTATCGCTGAAGTTAATACCCAACCTGATGTTCTTTCTCCTGCAAAGATTGAACATGGTAAAAAAGATTTAAAGACAGTTAAAATTCAACTCGGTCTTTCTTGCAATTTCGAGTGCGACTATTGTAATCAAAGATTCGTACCTCATGCAGATCAAACAAACCCAGATGATGTAGATCCATTTGTAGCAAATATGGACTCATGGTATGAAGGTGGATCTGATGGTTTTGGTAAAGGAACATTTTTTGAATTCTGGGGTGGTGAACCATTTGTTTATTGGAAGACAATGAAACCTCTTGCAGAGGCGATCAACAAGAAATATCCAAATGCTCGAATGTCAGTTATTACCAATGGTAGCTTATTAGACTTAGAAAAGAACGAATGGCTCGAGCGTTACAATTTTAGTGTATCAGTTTCTCACGATGGTCCAGGACAACCTGTTCGTGGTCCAGATCCTTTTGATGATCCTCAGTCAAAAGAAGGTATCATAGATCTTTACAAGAGACTGGCACCAAAGGGTATGTTTAGTTTTAATTCTATGATTAACTCTAAAAATACTAGTCGTGCTGAGATCGAAAAATTCTTTTTTAATT